CCAAGGTGGAACAGTGAACCAGAACCAGCATAAGGTCTGCTAAAGGAATCTGGAATACCAGCGTTAAAGATTCTTGCACCACCACGCCCTCTCCAGTGGGGCAGGAAGGCAAAGTCGCTTGCTTGACCAGCATTGACAACTGCTTGACCTTTATATGTCGTGAGATTACCAGAACCGACCTCTCCGTAGGTTCTTGAATGTGCGCTATCACCACCAGTGATCTTAAATAGACCTGTGAGGGGATATGTAATGTCAGTAATTACTACCTGACCATTATCTACCTCTCCATCGGTTGCGTATGCTGTTACAGCACCATAGTCAATGGTCGAAGTAGCAGATGTATCTACGCTACCATAATCTCCACCAACGCCGAACTCAGCAACCGATCCTGAGTTATAATCATATACCTTAGATTCAATACCACCAGAAAGATTGAATAAAGATCCCGAAGCAATGTAAGTTGCTCTGGTGAATGAGTCTGGGATGATGTAATTATAAATCTCAAATAGATGAGATGTTTTGACAATATAAATTTGATTGAATGGTTCAATAAATGATTCGTCAATGCTACCACGAATCTGAAGAGAACCAGAACCAGTATAATGTTTAAATCTATTACTTACAACATCAGTACCATTAAGTTTGAATAATCCATAAGGTAATCCATCACCAGTTACAATGTCTCCATAATTTGTTTCTCCTTCATTAACGACATCTGTAGTCTGTCCATAATCAATAGAAGAACCTACGGCAGTATCGACTGTTCCGTAGTCAATACTACTGCCGTAGGTTTTAATTGAATCTTCTGTGAATGTAAATGTGCCGCTATCCTGAGCGGCACCAGATACACGCAGAGGTCCAGAACCGCCAATGTATGGCGCAACTTTTCTTTCCAGACCATTGGCAATTTCAAAGAGTGTACCAGAACCAGTCCACGCTTGTTTCCTTACAACAATCGCTTTTTCGTAGAGTACGATTGGTTCAGGTTTTGCTATAAAGATTACTGTAGCAGATTCATTTGTACTGCTACCTACTTTAATAGTACCGAATGGATATGTCGTTTCGGTAAATACAATTTGGTTATAATTTTCTTCTGAAGTTATTTCATCTACAATAAAATCAGTACCAAGAGGTACGATGTAATCCGAACTCGTAACTCTAATATCTTCATTTGGGTCTACGATTAAGTCAGCAAAATTCAATCCACGGTCAATAGTGGATGTGGGAGCATCAGTAATGCTTCCCATATCCACATTATTAAAATATTCTACTTTTGTTGAATCGTAAACGAATGTAATCATTAATACTACCTTCCATTAAAAGGGGGGATATTATCCCCCCACAAAAAAGAATAACGAAAGTGTATACTATATATCAGTCGAGGCTGACATTCAGAGTGATCTTGATTTGGTCACCGTTGTTCTGAATTGGGTATGGACCATTGGTGAATCTTTCAGCGAACATGATGCTGCTGTAAAGAGTCAGGTCGCCAGTTCCATCAAGAGCAGGAGTTGTAGTGAAGGTATTAGCATCAGGAACATCAAATACTGTGTATGTAGCAGCAACTGTGCCAGTATTTGTTGTGCCTTGAGCGATGTAGATAACATCACCTTCTACCAGACCATGAGCAGTAGCAGTTACTTTGCTGTACTCAAGAGTGATTGAGGAGTCAGTAGCAGGCTGAATGTTGTCGATCAGAGCATTGTTCAGATAAATCGTTCTGGTAGCGTAGTCGATACCGATGATTACTGTGCCAGCAGCAACACCATTGTTTCCAGTTACTTTCATGCCAACTGTAATGTCATCCATAACGGCAGCGACATTAGGAAGGATGATGTATGAGTTACCAATAATACCTACACAAGTATCTGTGTTATCACCCTTTGTTAAGGTAGTACCAGCAGAAGCACCAGCAGCGTCAACTACACCCTGGATCGAAACAGGCATGTTGTTAGCACGGGTCAGGTAGTAACCATAAACATTACCAGCAGCAGCTGAGAATGTAAATGTTTGTTCTGGGTAAGTGGCAGTTGTAACACCACCACTAAAGTTGACTGTACCTGAAACAGCACCAGCGTTAGCAACTGTCAGGACTACGAGGTTTCCAGAAACTCTGGAAACTTTAGCGCCTGATCCAATACCTGTGCCAGCAACAAGGTTACCTACGCTGATTGTACCAGTTGTGCTTGATACTGTAATTGTATACTCACCAGCAGCACCAGTTCCAGTAGCAGAAGCAACAGGATCACCAGCAGTTGTGATAGCCCAGCGGTTACCATTCAGAAGAATACCATAGTTATCAGTATAATCCTGATCGGTTCTATTATTTACACAATTAGGATAATCGGTAACAGGAGCAGTACCATAATTATTCTGGTTGCCGTCAGCATAAGGCTCAAAATAAGCAGTCTCTGAAGGTACATCACCCTCGGCAGGATCAGTGTTTGAGGTGAAGAGCTTCAGAATTAAATTTCTAGGAATTTGATGAGTTGAGTTAAGCAGATAGCGAAGTGACTCTACCTCACCAATATTTGGTACTAAAAGTGCCATTTAAATGTTCCTCCAGGGAATTTTGTTTTATCTGTTTATATTTATAATTTTACTTTCAAAGCGATAGCAAAATTACTGAGCGATACCGAAGTATTTATAACTTCATATTGTATGATATCACCAGCATTTAGGGTGGTATTCCAACCAGATAAAGTGGCGTCAGAATTTTTTTCTGCACCATTTAACCTTGGAGTATTGCCCCCACAAATAGAAGTTACATTTGGATAGTCAGCAAATGTGCATTTTCTTATATCAACCTCTAATGTGCCGATAGCATCAGCAACTAAAATCCATGATTCAATCACACCAGTGACATCAATTGTCAGATAACCTTTATTGCCATTAGTCATGGGTCGTGAACCATTGTCCACAACATAGTTAATTGTTCTAGTTAGATCAGCGGTATTAGCAAGAGCAATACCGAAAAATGGTACATTACAAGGAGGAGTTGCGAAAACAATTTGATCACCAGATACAGTGTATCCAACTCCTGGTTGTAAAATAGTATTATCAACCGAGATGATTAGTTGTTGATCATTCAGAGGTTGATAAGGTGTTCCAGAAGTAGTCAAGTTAAAAACAGTTCTGGCACAATCAAACTGAGAGGTAAGGTCATCAAGAATTAGATTCTGATACTGAATACCTTTTACAGGTGCCTCATAATTTAGACCAATACTATAGTCTTCTGGAGTTCCCTGAGTAACAGTAAAATTTGTAGTGTTAATTTCGTAATTTGCCACTATACTGTCACTCCTGGAGTTACTGTTGCGATTCCTTCGATGAACCTAGTCTTAACTCCACTGGGGGAAATCAAGACAATATCATAAACATATCTTCGGGCTTTTAATGTAGATGTAACAGTGTCATCCAAACTGAGTAAAATTATACCTTTACTTCTGTCTACAAAAGTAACACCAAAGGAAATTGGAGTACTTGTTGTGTAATAACTTGTTTTTAGTTTAGCAGCCGCAGTAAATCCTAACAGATTCACTGGAGCACCATCAGAATTCTTGATGGTAAAACTCGCTGAGAAATCAGTACCCTGTTCTATCACTAAGTTAATTGTAATTGCGGACATGTACTAAAAAAGACCTTCCTTGTTATTTATAAGGAAGGTCTGTATTTATATTATTCTGCTTCTGGAGTAACTACTAATGGTGCTTGATCTTCTTGACCGAGTAGTTCAAGAGTTTCAAGAGCACCCTTGAGTTTCAGAGCATGTTCTTTTTTAGCGATCAGTTGTGCTTCTAGATTCTTGATATCTTCGATAGCAGTGTTGAATTGTGTAGTAAAATTTTCTTTCAGTTGTTCTGGAGTCATCGTAACCTCAAATGTTATTTAAATAGTTTGCCATTTTCTTAGCAACATTCACCCATTGATATTTGGGATCAGCCACCATCGCAGCACATGCCTTTGCTTTTTTGGCATAGTACTTCTTATCATAATACAGTTTATTTAGTTTGTCAACTATACTATCAATATCAACATAGGCTCGGTCAATACCATAATGTACATCCTTACCCATGAAACAAATATCAGCAAGTTCGCCACACTCAGCAAAGAGTTCGGCACTCGCAGCATAGTTAGGAAGAACTTGTGGTGTTCCACCTGCTGCCTGTTCGAATGGGACAAGACCCCATCCTTCTCCTTCTGAAGTATTAATGCCAACATCAACAGAATTGTAAATGATGTTGAGAACCTCAGGAGTAATATTATTCTTTTCTGGTGTCATTTCTAGTCCAGACAGATAAAGTCTTCCTTCAGGATTAACACCATTCTTTTCCATTTCGTAGTTGAACAGAGGAATAATATCCCATCCAACATCCTTGATGCCCATGTGTAGATATAACTTGGTATTAGGTTTATCTACAGCAAACTTAGCAAACGCCATGATGGTTAGATCAATTCTCTTGCGTGGCTGATTTCGATTGCCATTGAATACAATGAAATCATCATTCTTCATCTGACCGATAATCTCCCTACACTTTTGCTTATTGCGCTTGTAGAAGATTTCAGAATCAATGCCATGCTCTAGAGTTTCAATCCTGCCAGTATATCCAGCAGTTCTTACCACATCTACACCAAACTGAGTGTAAGTGATACAAAGATCTAACTCATTCAGAAAGTCTACAACTTTAGGGAACCATCCCCCACCATCAATCGGGAAGTATGCTACGAACTTAAAGTCATCTTCTTTCTTGAAAGGTTTCAGAACCTCCCAGTATTTGCGGATGATCCAGACATCATTAAAAGCAACTACAATATCTGGTCTGATTGCCGTATAGAGATCTTCTAATTTAGTATATCCATAAACATCTTTTTTATCCTGATTCAGAGCAGGATACACAATGAATGGGAAATCATGCTTTTGACCGAAGTAGTTAATACCAAGAACATGAACTTCAAACTCTTCATGGATTCCCATCAGAATAGATTCTGAAACTCTGCCGAATCCGCTTGGAATTACACAGTCACCAATCCATAGCAATTTTTTCTTCGCCATCAAACCTCAAGTTTTTGTCATTCTATAGTAATTTATGCTAGTTGTCAATGAGCATTAGACCATGCATATGGTGTTTCTGCCCATGCACAATATATGTAACTAGAAGAAGCATCATTTAATGGTCCTCCAGCATGTCTAATCTTAAATCCATTTGAAACTAAATCAATTGCTACCTGAGTAGCAGTATAGTAACCATCCTCAGAATTACTTACATTGGCAACAAGAGTCTGACCATCACTACTATTATTAAATGGATATCTCGAAGAATCTTTAATGATCCAATCACCAGCTCCACCACTTACTCTCTTTGCCCATACTATGGATGGACGGAATCCCAGTTCCACGAATGCGCCGTTACTATCATTATTTCCAGAATAAAATCCAAATTTCTGTAGACCCTCTACATCATGCCAACAATAGGCAATATAATTATGATTTGCTAATGTCGAATAATTATATTGTAAATTGATCACAGAAGAAGATGGTGGACCATTAAAACCATCTGCTCTTGGCGCCAAATTTGTAAATATTAAATAATTTGGAGAATATTTATGATAAATGTCCCAATTAAAACTATTGTCTAAATTTTTTGTGATTATAAAATCTGGCGTTTTTGAGAGGCCATGAGCAACCTGATGGTTTGAAGTATCGTTAACCCCAATATATTTTATAATACTGAATCCATTAGTTGTTCCTATAGAAGCACCATTAATTGTAGTATCACCAGCAGTTAATCCCGCTGCCGAGGCAGTAGAATATCCGACATTATTTTTCCAGTAAGAAAAACCACCACCAGCACCTCCAGCCTTCCATCCCCACGCAACATAGTCCTCGCCAGAAGTACTTAATTCATTTCCAGGACTATCCTGTCGAATATTGAGACCGTTTGTTATTTCACTTACAGTAGTATATGGAGCATTGTAACCTATATCAGTACTATTAGATCTTAGATCATTTTCATTCACTCCCCTTACTCTATCCCAAATAAGGTATGATCCAGCGGATGTTCTCATTTTAAACCAAAATAGATCTGGTTGGAAATTAAATGTAATATTTTGAGGAACGCCAGTACCACTTCCACTGTATAATACAGTACCAATATAATCTTGTGGTTTGATTAACGGATATTGAAATTCGGAAGTACTTAATGGTAAATAATTAACTGGTACAGAAAAACGGAATGGTTTTTGTCCAAAATTACACTCAATATATCCAGCAGATGTTCCTGTTGTCACAAATGGATAATATGGTCCTGATGTTAGTCCAGTAAAAATAGGACTACCGCCATTTAAAATTTCCCCATTAACATAAACATATAAATTACCATTATCAGCATCAAAAGTAAAACCAATCGTATCATTGTCACTTCTTGCTGTAGTTAATGAAATAGTAGCAGAATTATTATGATAAGCATATCCACCTTGACAAGTGAAACCCCATCCATATTGTGTTGATAAAACCCAAGTATCTCTAAAATCACTAAAGTTACCCAAACAAATGCCTAGATGGACATCAGTACCTGTATCATAACTTCTTAAATAATATTCCCAATAATATTTTCCACTGGTTATTCCAACTGTTGCTGGAATCGTTCTATATGCTGTACTACCCTGAATGTTTAAATTTCCATTACTCAGTGTAGCCCCTCCAGATAACGCAAGAGCATTTAATGTAGGGTAACGAGTGGCAGAAGTTACACTTATATCAAATGGATTGAAATTATCTGCTTGCATACCACCAATATTCGATACACTTCCAGTCGTTGCTGAAATAGGAGAACCATAATAATTACAGCATAATACTTGCGTATTTGGTGTGCTAGTAAGTGGTCCTGATGGTGGAACAAAATCGTTAGTGTAAACCGCTTCTGAACTAATTCTTACATTTGAGATCCATCCACTGAAGGCCGCCATCGAACCATTGCCTTGCCCAGAACCAATGATTCCACCTCTGGAACTTGACCACGAATCTGTAATATTAAATCCTGTGCCACTTCGATTGACACCATTAATATAAATCTTCAAATTATTTCCTGATCTCACAATTGCGAAATGATTCCATGCCCTCAGATAAAATGACGCAACACCAGCAAAACCAGTGTCATAATAAGTACTAGAATCTTTTACTAAATTAATACTTCCGTTTGGTTGTAACCAAACATAAAATCCTGTTCCACTAGTATTTCCCATCCAAGCATCATATAAAACACGACCGCCAGCAGTTTTCGGAAACATAAATCCTTCTATTGTGAAATCAGTGGAGTAATCGATATTAGTGTTAACCAGTAATCCAGCATTACTTTCTGTGGGATCTCCATTGAAATGAACTGAACCATAAGTATTACTATTGGTAATAGTATCAGTTGTCCTGGAAATGCCTGAAGAACGAATTGGTGGATTTATTGATGGTGGAATAAAATTGCTAGTATATTTTGCCACTCCCTTATAATATCTAACATCTTGAAGAGAACCATTAAGATAATCTGGATATGTAGAACCATTTCTTCCGATATCTAATGGTGATCCTGGAGAAGTTGATGTTGAATCTGTACCAGAAACTGTAGCAACACCATTAACATATGCAGTTACTGTAGTACCTGACCTGACAAGTGCTAAATGAGTCCATTGCCCCACTGGAATTGGTTTACCGCCAGTACCTGCTGTTGATGCTGCATAATTTACAATTCTGATTCCGCCATTTGCATCAGAACTTAATTGTATAGTAATCCAATTAGTATTTCTTCCAACGGGAGTTATGTAATTTGATACACTATTTGGATATATCCAATATTCAAGAGTAAAATCACCATCCTGATCATAATCAGTATCGCTTGGATAACTAATATAGTTTGATGTTCCATTAAATGTAATAGTTCTATTGTAAAAAGCACAATTTCCCGTATTATTAGCTGTACCTGTAAGAGTTGTTGGTACTTTAATATTAGAGTTTGAGTTGATACCGTAACCAACCTCATAACCCTGACCATTTAAAGGAAGAGCAAATGTGAGATAACTAGCAAAAGAATCGCCAGTCCTAACACCAAATTTTCCTCCACCAGCCCCAGATGCATAGTTGCCACCAGAAATAGTATTAAGGATTGGAAGTGCTCCTGTTGCGCGGTCTAAAGTAACCAGACCACCAAAATTTACTGGTATCCAATCATTACCAGATCCAGACATATCTTTTCCAACAGGATTCTGTCCATCCATCGGAAGATAAGAACCATTTGTTCCATATGTTCCAGTATATTCTATAGGTTTCCAAACTCCAGTAACAGAATCTACTGTACCAAAAGATGATGGTGTCAAAGCTTGCCCATCAATCCAATGGAACTGACTCATACTCCCATCAAAACTGTAAGAAGTGCTATGGGCATATAATGTTCCGATAGAATGATTAGTGACACTATTAAATCTAGTTACTCTATCTTGAACCCACACATCTTCAGTCTTCCATGTTACTCTTTGATTATTAATATAAATTTTTACTCTTTCGGGATCAATTGTCGTATCGCACGAAATTACTAAATGCATCCAAGCATTAGTATCTCTAAAACTAGCATTATCTTGAGTTCTATATTGTCCAGATGGTAGATAATCTTCTACTTTTATTTCATTATCCTGAAAATAAAATGAAGTATAATCACTACCACTAGTGCCAGCACTAAAAAGACCTTCAGTCTGCTGTAATGTATGTCTTTTAATCCAACAGCTATAAGTCCAAATTTTACTATTACCAGCAGAACCAGTTCTTGTTAAATGACTAACATCTGCTGCATTAAAAGTTAGAGAATAAGTATCCAAGATTTGGTTTAGTTGTGGTCCAGATATAGGACCTGAAAATAATCCTATTCCTCCCCCCATTCCGAGGAGACCTCTTAGAGGTTCTTGTTTGATATTATAATCAAGCATAGTTATTCTGAGTAATCAGGACATTAAAGTTTGATGCTGACTGCTTAATAATAGTAATATTATAAACATCAATACCAGCAGTGCCACCAGCAGTAGGAGCAGACCCACCTAACCAATCAGTGTTGATCGTATATCCATTAGCACCATTGGCGTTACCATCAATCGTAACATCAGCAAAATATCCTGCCGCTGCTGCTGTCGTCATGATAACAACGGAGATCATTTCTCCATTACTCATCGCACCATCAAGAGTATTAGTAGCACTTAGTCTGATATTTGGTGTAGATGTTGTA